ATATGCTGTTAAAAATCTTGCTTCTAAGTATCAAAATTCTGACGCTTCAAGGGTGTATTTCCAAATGGTTAATGAACTTAAGGAAAGTACACCTAAAAAACTGAAGTACATATCTGATGCTATCCAAATTGCTCTCATTTGGAATTCTGAAGCAACCATACAGATCCATGAAATGATGAACACTAGTGATTGTGTTTTGGATGCCAGGCGCGCTGCAAAAGGGCAAATTCTTAGTGAAGGAAGGTGGTTGGAGATTAGATGGGGAATCATTTATTTAGCTATCATTAGTTGGTTTAAGGATTTAATAAATCGAGGTAGAAGGACAGCTATAGTGTGCTTACTCATGGTGATCTCATTCCAGGTTTCCAACTGGAACCTTTTGGGTGTTAAGGCCGAAGAAATGGAAATTGAAAACGAAGGTAGTCTAGATCTTTCATGGTGTGCACCAATATTAGTTTGGTTTGCCACTTTGATTATCAAGAAATTCTTAGATGACAATGTTACATTTGTTAGACCTGAGATCCGGTGGCTGCGCAGTTCTTGCGTTCGTAATAAGGATTTATTGGATATTAACAAGAACAAAGGACGAGTTGAACCTGAATGGAAGTTCAGAGATAAAACCTGGGATATACTTAACCTTACTGGTGAACAAGCTAGTATAAAGCTGGGTTGTGATAAATTTGAGAAAATATTGGCTGGACAAGTTGGACCAATAATTAGAGGAACGCAATATATCACACCTACAATACATCATTCCTGCAAGCAAACTCAAATGGCAGCTGCGATTCGTGCCTGCTCAAATAAAATCGAACCCGATCCAATCTTCTTTAAGAAATGGCAGAGAGAGTTTGACAAATTGGGTGACAGAGTCGTTGAAGCTATATGGAAAGAAGGTGGAATGGATGTTAACTTGGATGAATGGCTAGAGAAATATAAGGTGAAGTATAGAGAAGAGGCTTATCGAGAGCTTGAAAGACCTGATTTGTACCATAATAAGAAAGAGATGGAGAAAATGGATTTGTTTTCAAAAACCGAGCTACAGATTACTGATATTGAACATAGTGAAAAGTTTGAACCAAAGAATACTGTCAAAGTTCGAGCTATAACAGCTCCAACCACAATGCAAAAAGTTGCAACTAATGCTTTTTGTTATGCCCTTGAAGGAGTTTTGCATAGAAATATAACTGAGTATTGTGGTAGAAAGGATTGGCCAGCAATTTGTCGTACAATGGATTTTGGTAGAATGCTTATTGAAGACCCTGTTGATGGCGCTTCTGACCAATCTGGCTACGATATGACTCTCATAAAATGTTATAATGATGAAGGATCCAAACTAGTTGACAAAATTCTTTGGAAAGCCCCTGTCAATGTCGACACTAGGACTAGTAAAGGTATCATATCTAAAGCTTTTAGGCAAGCTGGAGTCCTTAGAGTCAATGTAGGGCAAGGTGCTGCTAGTTTCACTATGGAAGGTAGAGGTAGCGGACAAGGCTGGACTATGTGTATGAATTCATTGTTTATGATCGCTTTCTGGACCACTGTGTTTGAGGATCTAAAGATTCCCAAAAGTGATCGATTTCTTGTTTGTAAGAGTGACGATTCGGTTTTCACGATATCTAGGAAATGGAAGGCACTTTTAGATGCTAATGTTTGGCGCTATTTCTCGAAAGAGAATAAGTTTGGGAAAATAGGACTGGGCCAAGTCTGTAAATTCATAAAATGGGGG